TGCAACTAATCAAGGCGGTAACGGAGGCTCGGGCATTGTTATAATTAGACATTTGAGGTCTTTAGGAATCGACAGCGGGGTAGTCGGAAATTCACCATCTTCTTTGGTGTGTTATTATGATATGAATAATACACAAAAATCATATAAAGGTGCGCCCGTTACTAATTTATTGCCTACTCCTACAATTAACTCTATTCCTACAACAGGTAACGGTTGGGGTACATATAATACTAATCAATACGGTAGCGGCGCATATTTCTCAATCGGAACGGTTTCAAGTGTGTCTGGTAATATTGTTACTATGTCGGCAGCACACTCGCTAAGAAGTTATGATGTAATGCAACCACAAACAACAGGTGGAGGGGTTACTGCGGGTACTAATTATCTTATTAAAAAATTGTCATCAACTACTTTCAGCCTACATGCATATAATAGTAGTCAAGATGGTAGCCAAGGATATATCAATCCTGCTACGGGAACCCACAAGGTATATGACGATTTTGCAAACGATGTAAGAATATCGATTAATAGTTCAAGTTTTCCGACAATGTGGTGGGGATATCCCCACCTTCCAAATTCGGGATTGGTAAAAGAAGTTAGAACAAATGGTTGCAGTATTCCTGGATTTCCTACAACAGATTGTTTGCGATTATATCATACAAGACCGGACGGAGTTACTGACGGTATGGCATATGGCGTAGATGCAACTGTAACCGCTAACACTGCACACACTGTCTCATTCTGGACAAAGACTGTTAATTCGGCCGCAGTTGGACAGAGCATTAGTTATCAGATATATAACTATGGAGTTGTAAGTCCAGCAGGGTATAGTTTTTCTGCAACATTAGGACCGGTCGGTGTATGGGTTAAACAAAGTATGACGTTTACCCCTGTCAATCCTTACTGTATATCTTATTTCTTCCCGTCATCTGGTAATATAATATATGATCTAGCACATATACAATTCGAAGCCGGGTCCGTTGCAAATCATTGGACAAACAGCTCACGATCGGCCACACAGGTTTTATTAGATGTGTCAGGAAACACTATAATTACTCCAACTAATTTAACCTACGCCAGCGACGGAACATTTAGTTTTGGTGGAACTAGCAAACTTGAAATTCCTATATCCGGAAATCCCACATTGTATGGATTCCAGGTAGCTATAAAAAATTATAAAGCTATTCCTCCTAATACCAATATGGCACCATATTATAGTGCTATTGGATTTACAGCAAATGGCTACAGTACCATAGGATTAAATGTAGGTGACTGGACTGGTAGTTTAACTGACGAAACTATATCCTTCTGGCATTATGGTGCTGCTCAAGGAGCAACATCTATAAGAGATACTATATCTTTTGATTGGCACATTTATAGTATTAATTGGAATGGTTCATCTTATGACATATGGATTGATGGTTCTAAAAAAACAACCTACGGGTTTGGAACATTAAATCTAATAACAAATTTAACAAAAATATCAGTTGGATATAATGAAGGGTGGAATTATTGGTTTAGTGGAAATATAGCATCACTGTCTGTGTATAATAGACAACTTTCAGATTCCGAAGTACAACAAAATTTTAACGCGATAAGGAGCAGATATGGTCTCTAATCTACAAGATATTGCTACATTTGAACGAACAACATTAGATAAAAATAGCATAGAACAAACATGTAGAAACTGTGAAGATTTTACAGAAGTCATTGCAACAACAGAAACTCCTGTAATGGCAGAAGATGGGAGTATTACACATACCACTATGGAATTTTTAAACCCTACTTGTAATCGTAATAATCGAATTTTAGTGTTTTCTCAAATAAAATCGTTCGATAAGTGTCCGAAAGGTCTATGGTAAAAATATAATAAATAGAATACATTCATATTTTTATGGAGCAATAGAGTAGTCCGTTAAATAACGGGCCGCAGAGAAATTTATGGCAACGTTACCAGCAACAGGATCAGCAATATCGTTTGGACAGGTCAACCGAGTGTTTACCAATAATACACCCGGCGCCGCGGGAAATGCCCCATCCGGTGGACAAAACATCAAACTTAGCGCAGTTCTGGGCAACAATGCTACCTATGGAATCAGTCAGGCTGTAGGTACACAGATTAAGTTCTCAGCAACATTTGGCGGCAAAACTGGACCTTACTCTTAATATGAAAACTTCAGATATTGATAACATCTTAACAAAAATCAACACATCACCTAGTAAATGGGAATTAGATACAATAGTCTATCACGATAGAACCTCTAATCCTACAACATTATTTAGGTTCCTCAATAGAATTAAATTTCTCCAAGATCGTCCAGATTCTACAGAATATCAATTTCTAGTAGAATTGCTAGAAGACATGGAAGAAGCAGATTGCCTATCCATGCTCAATCGTGACGAAGATGAAGAAAAGATTGCATTTATCGAAAATTTGGCTCGTACAAGTGCAATTGAAATCTTAACTGGCGGAAAAATTAATTTCGAAACTATGAATACCGCTTGTAAATTAAGCCCTAACGACTTTATACTATGTGCTAAAAGAACTCAAGATTTAATCACAGCAATCCAAGGACTTGTGGTTAAAGGTGAAACACTTAGTGAAGATGTTGCAGGCGCATGAAAAAACAATCAGTATTCTCATCTAGTAGTTGGTCAACTAAAAAAGGCAAATTAGCAGTCTTAATCCCTTGCCGGGACACACTGCATTCTGCTCACGCACTGGCTCTAGTCGAAATGGTGAAATTTAATACCATGAACGACATCGATACTCATGTATTCATGGATGCTAGCACAGTTCTTTTAACGCAAAGAGAACGTCTAGCAACCGAGGCCGTTAATCTTGGCGCAGAATATGCCCTATGGTTAGACAGCGATATGGTATTCCCTGCAACTACAGCAGTTAGATTAATGAAACACAATGAAGACATTGTGGCTGCAAACTATGTTCGTAGACAAAAACCATACAAGGGTGTTGCTTATGAAACTATCGGCGATTGGGAAAACCCACTACCATTTGACGTACAAGATGACCTTGTGCCCATTGAAGGTATCGGTATGGGCTGTATGCTAATGAAAACTAGTATATTCAAGGAACTGAGTAAGCCTTGGTTTGATTTCCAATGGAGCCCGGAATCTAATGACTTTCTTGGCGAAGATATGTACTTGTGCCAGAAAATTACCGCCGCAGGATACACAATCAAAGTTGACACAGCACTTAGTCAAGATATGCATCATCTTGGAACTTATGCGTTTAACGCTGAAATTTTAAAGTAATTCTAATAGTAATTCTAGTTTTCCGCGAATTACCTTATTTGCAAAAGAGTTCTTAACACCCTGATGTAGGGGTTTCGGCCAATTATCAAAACTACACCATGCGTATCCCGAATGTTCTTCATTTAGTTGCGGGATAAATTCTTTTTCAACAATTACCACATAGGTATTGTATTGAAAATTCTGATCGTTGCTGGTAAAAAGTTCTAGTGGTACTGTTTTTTTAATTTGTGCAACATTGCCTATTTCTTCTTCTACTTCTCGTTTTAATGCCTCAAACGGAGTAGCATCTGTGGGTTCTTTTTTCCCACCAACGAGCCCCCAAGTACCTGCTGTTTTACCGTGGGTACGTTGAAGAAATAAAAATCTCTTTGTGTTCTTTGCTAAAAATAATCCGCCGCTACAAATAACTTGATTTAGAGTATTAGACGCCATAGGTTTGCATCATAGATGCCTTCATAACTTTTACTCCAAGAACTGTCTGACCATTTGTACTGAGTTCCTGTGTATGAGTTAGTTATGTAAACTACTTCTGTAGCGGCTGTGGAATCGAATACAATACTCCATGCACTACCATTCCACTCTATAATATCATTAGCATGTGCTTGAAAATCACTGCTATCTGCATTCTTCCATGCATCGGGGCCATCGTATCCGGGAGACTCGAATTGGTCGTTGATATTAATATTTTCTAAAATAAGATACCTTGTACCAGCAACAATACCCGATGGTCTATATGTATCCGGATTAACAACAGCATCAACAGAGCCTCGCCCTGCAATAACAGTATTTGTGGGGACAGTATCCTGGTCAATATTCAAAACCATAGAAAACTCATCAGTAGGATTTAAACTAATGTATGCAACAACTTCATTACCCGCTGGTTGTGTAAATCTCAATTGACTTAGTCCTGCTCTAAAAGTACCTGGATGTAGATCTAAAATCTTTAACCAAGAAGAGAAATTTGCAGGATTTAAAATGTCAACATCTTCTCCAAGGCCGTGCGTATTGATTAATTTAGCAGAATTGTTTAACACCAATAGGCTAAAATTGCCCGGCGTGATTGTTATAGTTGCATCAGGATTTAAATCTTCAAACATAGCAGCGGCTTCCAAGTTACTATATTCAGATCTAATTGTTCCCTGTGCTTCTGTACTAAAAATATTAGCAATAATCTTTGTAATAATTCCTAGTTTCTTTACCTTAGCAGGCGGCGTGATCCAGATAGGAGCAGTAAACGACATAGTTAATATATCAATATCTTCAGTCAGACCTTGAGGTACAGTTCTACTACTCCACGTTTGATTATCCAATGTTATAGTTGAAAGACTGGTCCAATCTATATAGTTGTCCGTTGTTTGTATTTCAAAACTAGGATTAAAGAATACAACCAACTGCTCCCATATCTGTAACTTCATTTCTGTATTAGTGGTCCATATATCTGCATTAAATGTTATCTTATAAGGACTAGGCATAATACGTTCGACAGTATAATTACTACCCTGTGTGTTTAGGTATTCTTGATTATTTTCGTCAAATGCTCGCTCTCTTATGTTAACCTTACTGATAAAAGTTGGGTCTTGCAATCGAGTTAGATCGTATTGTAGGTCTTTAATGTAACAGGCAATAAATGGGGCACTAGGTATTGTATTCTCACTATTCTTCTTAAGAATCTGTGCAACTTGCCTACTCATGTCTCCATACCTTACAGGAACACGGACCAGCTGACCTTTAGCATCTTTGTAAGAAAAGTTGCTCATGATCTGTATAAACTGGGTTAGGTATCTCCTTACCTGACCGTCATAAAAATAATCCATATTAATTATCTGCCTTTGCTTTTAATGCTTGACTTAGTGCTTGACGTTCGATGACCGTTTCTCCGTTAATTACATTAGTTGCTGTGTTGTTTACAAAGCTGGATTTTAGTTTTCTTCTGATCAACGCATCATTAATAGTTTGCGATGGGCCTAACATGCTGGTTGTCATTCGAACATTGTCTTCATATTTTATCCAGTTCTTGCCATCAAATCTATAAAGCCTATTAGGTAGGTAATCTGATCTTAAAAAGAATTGACCTGAAATAGGATTTACAGGAAATGAAATTCCAAAACTGTACGGAGCACCGTTAGGAGGAACACCGTCACCTGTTAAGTACCCTACATAATAATTTTTATCAGCTGTAGTTAGAACTGCACTAGCATCTAAGTATGTAGAGCTACCATCAATATCTCCATTTGAAACATCTTCAACTGATGCAAGATTTTTATCATCTTTAGGAATTACAAAGAATTGATTAGTGTGGTATCCGCTTCTTTCAACGTCTGCTTCTGCTTGAGCAATAATTTGATCATTTACTTCAATATTTTTATTATATGTAGACAGTAAATCTCTTAATGTTGTCCCGTCTCCTGCACCACTGTCTGCATCTAATATTTCTTTAAATTCTTGTGTATCAACTAGTGGCGCACATTTGGCTCTAACTAAATGCGGATACCATGTTGCACTATAACCGCTAGCAGGCCTTGTAACTTCACTGATAACATAAAATCTTTTTAATGCCACTAGACTGTCATCTAATGCATATTCGTCTTTCTGGTGCGGTAGTTCGATAACATCACCAGGCATAATTTTTCTACCTATTGCTTCGACAGAACTTCTTAAATGAAAATTAATCATTATGTTGTCGTTCTGCAAAAATAACCCAAATTGACTTAGGTTAAAATCGATGTCTTGAAGAGTGTAAATTCCTCGAATAATGTATACATCCGGGTCGTACCTGCGATCTCTATTTTCCATAAACAGTAGATCTTGAATGCCTAGTTCCGGGATATCATTGGTATTGTTGGGTGTAGATGGGGTGCTTGCACCTTCTTCCGGATTTACAGGACCGAGGTACTTATGAAGATATACATCAGTACCGCCAATCTGAAATTGCTGATTGATAGCACGATCGATGAATTTAAAGTCGTTGCCCTTTTCGGGACGGTAAAGAGATAAGCGTGGCATAGTCTTGTATTTATGGCTAAATATCGTTATGACTGAGAACGAAAACGAACGCCAAAAAATAGTCGATTACTGCAAAGCCATGCTGGGCGACGGCATGATTGATGTAGAATTGGATCCAAATCATTACAATACTGCAATTGACCGTGCTCTAAACAAGTTCCGTCAGCGTAGTAGCAATGCGGTTGAAGAAAGCTACGGCTTTTTAACGATCGAAGTAGATAAAAATGATTATGTGTTACCCCAAGAAGTTATGGCAGTTAGACAGATTTTTAGGCGTAGTATAGGTTCTAGGTCAGGTGGCGGGCAAGGTGGAACATTGTTTGAGCCGTTTAACCTTGCTTATTCAAATACATATCTACTTACTTCTACAAACATGGGTGGCCTAGCCACTTATTATGCCTTTGCAAGCTACCAAAAGCAGGTTGGCAAAATGTTTGGCAGTGATATTAACTTTACATTCAATAAAACAACTAAAAAGTTAACGTTGATGCAACGACCAAGGAGCGAAGAAGAAGTGCTAATTTGGTTATATAACTATCGCCCAGATTTTAATTTAATACAAGATCCATTTGCAAACCAATGGCTCAAGGATTATGCCCTGGCAACTTGTAAAATGATGCTCGGCGAAGCCCGTGAGAAATTCAATCAGATTGCAAGCCCACAAGGTGGAACAAGCCTAAATGGTGCAAGCCTAAAAACAGAAGGAAAAGCTGAAATGGAAACATTGGAGCTGGACCTAGTAAATTACAAAGATGGCGGTACACCTCTAACATTTGTAATTGGTTAAGAAAAATCTTGACATCATAATCTAACTACTATAAATTATAGTATCACTCGGGAGATGCTATGATTATCGGATTCGTTGGTTTTATTGGTAGCGGTAAGGATACAGCCGCAGATTACTTGGTTAACTTTCATGAATTTCGAAGAGACTCATTTGCAAATACTCTTAAAGATGCTGTAGCCGCAGTATTTGGTTGGGATCGCACACTCCTAGAAGGTCGCACAAAAGAAGCACGTGAGTGGCGTGAGCAAGTTGATGAGTGGTGGTCAACTAGACTAAACATGCCCAAGCTAACACCTAGATGGGTTCTACAGAATTGGGGCACAGAGGTTTGCCGCAACGGATTCCACGATGATATATGGATTGCTAGTTTAGAAAATAAAATGCGTAAAACTAATGACAATATTGTTATTAGTGATGTTAGATTTCCTAATGAAATTAAAGCAATTCACAACGCTGGCGGAATTGTCGTTAGAGTTAAACGGGGAAGCGAACCTGATTGGTATCAGGATGCAGTTAATATGAATGCTGGGCGAACTAATATGAGCTGGCTAATAAGCAAAACTCGTATAGAGCAACTAGGAATTCACGCTAGCGAAACTGCCTGGGTAGGCGGAAACATTGATTTTATTGTCGAAAACGATGGTACCATAAATGATTTCTGTGAACAAATTAAAAATCTGGTACTAGATCACCTTTCCGCCAAGGCAGCTTGAGTTTATGTAATATACGCTGGCAGTTAGCACAGACTGTTTTTAAATTTGTATATCTACAATTAGTAGGATCACCATCTACATAAAACACATTAAATTGTTCTTGATACTTTGAACCAAAGCCGCATTTATCACATGCGGCTTTTTTCTTATAGCCGGCCTTGACCCATGCTGGAGTTCCCTCTTTTCTTTTTCTAGAACAGTGATCACACTTTGATCGATAGAAAGGTTTACCTTCCTTATAATAATTAATTGCTACAGGTCTTTGTTGACAACTTTTACACAAATCTCTCATAATGAAGCCCTTTTAGTGCCCTTTTCAATTGTATTTAACCAGGTGTTTTTATTGACAATGAGGTAAATAACTCAAAGTAATCCAGTTAGGAGACCATATAATGGCAACATTACAATCACCAGGCGTACAAGTAACAGTAATTGACGAGAGTTTCTATACTCCGTCAGCACCAGGCACGGTGCCTATTTTCTTTGTAGCGTCTAAACAAGATAAAACTAATCCAAGCGGAACAACTGCTCAAGGAACAACCGCAGCTAACGCTGGAAAAGTCTGGTTGATTACAAGTCAGCGAGATTTGACAGATACATTCGGTACACCATTGTTCTATACTGATTCTAGTAACAATCCTAGACACGGTGACGAGCAAAACGAATACGGCTTGCAGGCCGCTTATAGTGCATTGGGTGTTAGCTCTCGTGCTTACGTTGTTCGTGCAGATTTAGATCTAACAGAACTAACTCCTAGCAGTAGCACTCCTACAGGTGAGCCAGTAAATGGAACATACTGGATTGATACAGCATCTAGCACATTTGGCGTTAAGGAATGGAATGCAACAACACAATCATTTACTTCTAAAACTCCTATCGTTCTAGATGATAATTCTTCAACATATTTCTCAGGAAGTCTGCCAAGTGTTTATGTTGGCAATAACGGTGATTATGCAATGACCGTAAGTTACTCTTTAGGCAATGCATTATACTACAAGAGATCAAATAACACATGGACGCTCGTTCAAGGTGGATTTGATGGCGGAAAAGCTGTTCAAATTAGTCCACACTACACTTATCCTACTTTTAATGCAAGCACCGCAACGGGTAGTGTATGGGTTACAACGACTGTTCCTACTACAGGTGCAAACTGGTCTATTAAGAAATATGATTCTTCTTCCATGTCTTGGGTTAAGTCTAGTGCAGACTTATACGACAGTGTAGCGGCAGCGAACTATAAGTTAGATCCAACAGGCGGCGGAAAGAATGTTGCGGCAGGAACATTATTCATTGACACCAATGTAAACAATACAACCGCAGCAACAGCAAATTTTAAAGTTTGGAGAAAGACATCTACCGGACCTACAACTATTGTTAGTGTATCAAACGGTGGCACTATTTCTACAAGCTCTAACTATACATTTACAATTAGAGAAACTGGTCTGTCGGGTGCATGGGGCGCTACTAAAACTGTAACATTCAGCGGAACTCCTGGTGCTACTTTGGTAGGTTCCTTGATCCCTGCGGCAGTGGCTGCACAAGGATTATCTTATGTTACTGCATCTTGGGATGCGGCATCAAAGGTCCTAACAATGACACACTCATTAGGTGGCGCCTTTGAACTAGCAGAAGGTGATCATTCACCGTTGGGCGGTTTCTTTGATTCTGCAACAACAACAAACTTGTCCAATGCACCGACAAACGACAGCTTTGATTGGATTGCAACTACATGGAAACCTTTAGTATTTGAATCTGGTACAAGTGCTCCATCTACAACACCTGCAGACGGAACACACTGGTACAGCGTCACTGACGATGTCGATGTCCTATATCACAACGGAACAACTTGGGTAAGTTATCGAGATGCTGATGCATTCCCTAATTCTAGTCCTAATGGTCCTATTGTTAGTGCTACAGAACCAGATGCGGCAACAGGACAATCTGATGGATCTCCACTAGTTAATGGAGACATTTGGGTCGACACAAGCGACATGGATAACTTTGGTCGAAACATTTACGTTTACAACACAACAGATGGTTGGGTTAAACAAGATGTAACAGACCAAGATACTCCAAGCGGTTGGTTATTTGCTGATGCACGTTGGGCAGACAGCGGAAGTTCTTTAGAACCAAGTTCTATTACTGATCTGTTAGTTTCCAACTACTTAGATCCAGATGCACCAGATCCAGCATTATATCCTCGTGGTATGCGTCTATGGAATACACGCCGTAGCGGATTCAATGTTAAGAAATATATCTCTGGTTACATCAACCTAAGTGCTAATGAAGGTCTAAATACTCGTTATGGTGACGAAAGCATGTCTGGTTATGAATCAGATCGTTGGGTAAGTCAGAATGCAAGAGCAGAAGACGGTGGACCACAGTTTGGTCGCTTATCTCAAAGAGCACAAGTTGTGGCTGCATTGAAGTCGTTAATTGATACAAATCAACCAATCCGTGATACTGATACATTAGGATTTACTCTAATTGCAGCACCGGGTTACCCAGAAGTAATTCAGAACATGATCGCATTTAACACAGATCGTGGAATTACTGCATTCGTGGTCGGTGATACACCATTCCGCTTACAACCAACAGGTACAGCATTAAATGAATGGGGTAAGAATACCAATGGTGCTCTCGACAACGGAGATGTCGGTGCTACTTCGTTCGACGAGTACATGGGAATGTGGTATCCAAGTGGTTATACAAATGACAATACTGGTAACAAGATTGTTGTTCCACCGAGCCACATGATGATTCGTACTATCCTAAACAGCGATGCTAAGAGCTACCCATGGTTTGCACCAGCAGGTACACGTCGTGGTGGTGTTGATAATGTTACATCTGTAGGCTACATTACTAGCGAAGGTGAATTTAAGACAACAGCATTGCATCAAGGTCTAAGAGATATTCTTCAAGATCCGGCAGTTGCTATTAATCCAATTGCAACATTAACAGGAGTTGGAGTATTAGCATATGGTCAACGTACTCGTGCTAGAAATTCTAGTGCATTAGATAGAATTAACGTTGCTCGTTTAATGTGCTACCTACGTAGACAGTTAGACATTCTTGCAAGACCATTCTTGTTCGAACCTAACGATGCACAAACACGTAGAGAAATTAAAGCAGCAGCCGAGAGCCTAATGCTTGAGTTAGTTGGTCAACGTGCATTGTATGACTTTGTTGTAGTCTGTGACGAAACAAACAATACACCTGCAAGAATTGACCGTAGTGAGTTGTACCTAGATATAGCTGTTGAGCCTGTTAAGGCAGTTGAGTTCATTTATATTCCACTAAGATTGAAAAATACTGGTGATATTGCAGCTGGACTATAATAGGTAAATAAAAAGAATAAGGAGCATTTATAATATGCCAATCGCAAGTTTAAATAGATTTACAGTACCATTGAGTGCGACCCAGGCGGCAACCACACAAGGTCTGTTGATGCCAAAATTAAAGTATCGTTTCCGCGTTACTTTAGATAACTTCGGTGTTGCAGGTACTCCTTCTACAGAACTAACCAAGCAGGTCATGAACGTAAGCCGTCCTGAAGTTAGCTTTGAAGAAATTAAGTTACCTGTGTACAACAGCACTGTTAAATTACTTGGCAAACATAGCTTTGCTGATGCAAAGTTAACTGTTCGTGATGATGCAAGCGGAATTGTAAGCCGCAAAGTAGGCGAACAACTTCAGAAACAATTTGATTTCTTTGAACAAAGTGGCGCGGCTTCTGGTATTGATTACAAATTCAGAATGCGTGTCGAAATCCTTGACGGTGGTAACGGTGCATTTGAACCAGTTACACTTGAGAGCTTTGAGTTCTTAGGATGCTGGGTAAAGCAAGCAACATATCAAGGCGGTGACTACAGTGATGCAACTAATCCAATGGATATTGCACTAACAGTATGTTACGATAACGCAATTCAACTTGATGCACCTGGCGGCACAGCAAGCGGTATTGGACTAGATGTAGGTCGTGTAGTTCGTCCAGCAGGCGCACAAGGTTTAACAACAGGTTAATAAGTAGCAACCTAATAACAGCCCAGGATAAAACCTGGGCTTTTTATTTGGCTAAATATTTGCATGAGCAACTCATTCAATAATTTTTTATCGTCTACTGGCTATTCTAAAGGTACGCCCAATCTAAAAGACTATCAACATGCTAGTCGGTTGTATGTAGACGACAATTATGCGTATTCACCTAAAGTTGGATTCTTATACTATGTTGTCTTTAATATCAATCCCGACGCAATTATTGACGAGCAGTGGAAAAATACAGGATCTTTAGATGTTGGGGTTCTTGTAAAGAAAATTGATCTTCCTAAATTTACAGTAGCAACAGAAACCCTAAATCAATATAATAGAAAAACAGTTGTTCAAACTAAGCTAACATATTCACCGATAAGTGTAGAATTTCATGATGACAACCTTGATGTTATTAACAAGCTATGGGTAAATTATTATAAACATTATTTCTCTGACAGTAATTACGGCGACAAGACATCGGGGAAATTATCTAGGAACGGAGTTCCAACATCATACACAGATACTAAGTATGGAGAAACAGATTATGAATACGGAATTTATGATAATAGAACTCCGACACCATTCTTTACATCTGTTGAAATATATTCGTTACACCAACAGAATTTTACACAGGTAACTTTAATTAATCCTAAAGTTACAGAATGGGCGCACGATAGCTTAAATCAAGCTGAGGGAAATAAAATAATGCAGAATAGGATGCAATTAGCATACGAAAATGTATTATACGATTATGGTAGAATTGTACCCGAATCAGATCCCCCAGGATTTACCGCCGTGTACTATGATAAAACACCTAGCCCGTTAACCATTGCAGGTAATCCCAAAAATACTCCTGTATATGTTAAGCAAGATTCAGGATTTGATAAACCAGGAGCCCAGCGAGTGTTCGGCAAAGTAGGCGGGAATTATAAATCAGCAAATCCATTTTTAGATATCGCAACTATTCTTGCTAAAAATTACGTTAATACTTCTGGGATAGTTAGAACAAAGGCCACCGGATATAATATTGCTAGTGGCGCACTAGGGGCATTAACTAAGACTGCTCCGGGAAAATATGCAAGTCCCCCTAGCACAGAAGATCAAGTAGGAATATTTACATTGCCGGGCGGTGTAGGTATAAACATCTTCAAAGCATTTAACACAAGTGTTGATGGAAAAGTTAGAGCTAACCCTGCATCTATAATATTTCCTCCTAAAGGTTAATCATGAATCAAGTTTATTCAAACATCCCTGTCGGTAAAACTCAAGATCAAACTGTCCAAGCATTTGATGCATATTTTTCTACACCAGTAGAAATAAATTCAACTGTTTTAGCTGCCATGACAGGGTATTTTACAAGCAGAGGATTTGGTCAGGTTGCGGCAGAATCTATTGCGGTTACTATTATAAAACAGGCAAAGCAAGACGGATACAATCCGATGCAAATTCTTGACACGCTACGAGGTCTTAATGATGTTGAATTGTCTGGCCTCGTTTCTGAAATTTTAAATTACAATAGATTTAAGACTAGCAACTTAGGTTATGCACAAGAATCAAAACCACACCCTGAAATAGCTAGAAACATAATTGCATGAGTTTAAAATTTTCTAAAGGGGCTTATAAATTAAAATACCCTGAAAAATACATAGGCACAAGTTCTCCAATTTATCGAAGTAGTTGGGAAATGGCCGTTATGAGAATGTGTGACGAAAATCCCTCTATTCAAGAATGGGCCAGCGAATCTATTAAAATCCCCTACCGAGATCCGTTAACAGGAAAGCATTCTGTATATGTTCCAGATTTCTTGGTTATGTTTGTTGATAGAAATCAAAAGAAACGTGCTGAGGTATGGGAAGTAAAACCTGCAAATCAACAACTACTAGAAAAAGTAGGAAAAAATCCCTACAACCAAGCACAGTTCGTTAAGAATCAGGCCAAGTGGGCTGCGGCTACTGCATGGTGCAGGAATCAAGGAATTAAATTTCGTATTTTAAATGAACACGATATTTTTCATAATGGGCGTTCAAATTAATAAGTAAAGTTATGACCAAGAAGCTTGAAGAATTACTAAACATTGAACCCAGTGAATCTGTCATTGCACCTAATGCTGTAGATGCAGAACCTGTAGCCACAATCGATCTGCAAGAAAAGTTAGAAGAATTTGACAAAATTGCATCTGCACTTCCTAGGGTTAAAGGACTAGGAGATGTTAGTGATGCAGAACTTGATGGTCTTGCAAGTAAAGCAGAACAGGCCTATGATGATCTAATGGATTTAGGTATGAACGTAGATCCCCGCTATGGTTCTAGAATGTTTGAAATTGCCGCACAAATGATGAACGCCGCTATACAGGCTAAAACAAACAAAATTGATAAGAAGTTAAAAATGGTTGATCTACAGCTTAAAAAGCTAGCTATAGATAAAAAACACGGCACAGGAGACGGACAGACCGTAGAAGGCGAAGGTTACATCTTAACAGATCGTAACAGCATCCTAGAAAAACTAAAGAATTTGAATAAATAATACACTATGAAATCATTCAAAGAACACCTAACTGAATCTGCTAAGAAATACGACTTTCGTATTAAGATTGCTGGAGAAATGACGAACGAGCAAGAAGACACATTAAAAAGTCTTTTAGGTCGCTTTACAGTAGCAAACACTCTTACAGGTTTTAAAAAATCTAAAACTCCTATTCAGGCGTTGCCATTAGATTTCCCTCATGTAAAAAACTGCGAAGTTAATATC